GGATGTGAATAACATCATTGTCGCCTGTTCTATTATGACAGACGAAACAGTAAGTGTGACCGTCTGTATACAATGAGTTTGCATCAGACGATCCACAATTGTTGCAAGGCATGTGCCTCACAAATTCTGATTCGGTCATTAGACCAACCATTCAATAGGTATATCTTGGTATGAACTCCACGGTATGTTGTGACGTTCACACCATTGAGCATAAGTTGTTTTACTTTTCTTGCTTATAGTATTATAAGGTGATTGGAATACCATCCTTATATCTACATCTGGGTTGCATTTTTTAACAGCAAGGATTTTTCTTCTGTCTGCTGGATCCCAGTATCCTTTTGCTTCGAGGTATATGTAGTTTGGCAGTACAAAATCAGGAGTGTAATTATGCTCAATTGTATAATTAAGTTTCTCTGACTCATACTCGTAAGATACTCCCAAACCAGTAAGTAAATCTGCGATATTCTTTTCAAGATTAGATCTGAATTTAGGTTCTTTCTTATTCTTCAACTTGTTGAAAGCTCGTTGAGCCCATTCAAGTGAAGCTTCTTCAGAAGTCTTCTTCTTCTTCGTCATTGGTGGTAGGTGTTACATTAGGGTCAGATGTTTTGAATCCTGCTGTAGTACCAAAGAGTTCTGCTACTGCATCAGCATCTAAATCACCTGTATCAACACCTGCCTCACCTTTTAATGAGACCACTTGTACACCAACCAGCTTAAGAGAACTACCATAGGTAACTCCATCTCTGAGGATATAAGGCTTTTGATAGAAGCCAAGCTTAACCGTAGATCCAGCATATAGCGGTAATTTAACATCTGTTAATTGTGTGCCTTCAGTGTCAACAACAGGCGGACGATTGTCCTCATTCCATGAGAACTTAATTTTATACTTACCCTCTGATACTTCTTCCCAAGGTTCAGGCTTGAGAGTAGATCGCTTAGGGTTCTTCAGTTTAGACTCTGCCCATTTAAGAACATCAGCCCTTTCTGTTTCTAATTTGTCAATAGTATTACTATCAACAATAGCAGCCAATGAATAGCCAAACTTACTAGGAGCTAGTATAGCTTGAAAGCCTTCAAGGGTAACAGGTTTGTCAGTTTTGTGGATAGTTCTACTCACCAGTGAGCGCCTCCTCTAGTGACTGAGGCTGGTTAAGTTTATCAATATCTTTAGCAAGTTCTTGACGATACTCTCTGAGTTGCTTGAGTCTTTCATCAACAGCAGTAAGTTGTCTTTGCTTCTGCTCTCTTTCTGCAGTTCGTAATCTCTCTTCAGAGACAACAACTATAGTTGGCGGGTTGAAGAAACTATCAAATAATGATGGGTACATTTAACAAAAGAAATAAGTTGAGTCAATTACTGATTCCGGTTTAAGGTCATCAATAATCGGTGGTTCAGTATCCGCTCCTATTTGTTGAGCGAATTCAGTTAGGTAGTCACGTTCTGCAAATAAATGCATGTACGTTTCTCTTACTATTATAGCAAGTAATGACATATCTGTAGCTCTAGTTAACACACTGTCATGTATCAAAGCTATAGGTGCATCAAAGCGTTGAACACTAAGATGTAATAGACTAGCATCTAATGAATGGATAAGATTGGGAGCTGTAGCAGCTTTGTGTCTGTTCCTGTCCACTTGATCTCCATCCTGAGTAGCTACGTTAAGGCGACACCGACCTAATAACTTAAGGTCTATAGTCTCTACCTTCTTCTTCATTAAGCGTTGTACTACAACAAAGCCTGATGGTGTTTCCCATTCAAGATGTGTTGCACCACGTTTAATAGCTTTAGCTACTTCAGTCTCTATCCATCTCATCACTGCCATTGGACCAGGGACTACATCATTCATTGCAGATCTGACCGCCTGCACAACGATTGTGAGATCTTCCTTATCTATCTCTACACCTTTCTCTAGTAATGCATCTCTAATGTATGACCTATTACTAAAGGGTTTAGCATTGTAAGGTATAGTCATGACGGTCCTTTTGACTTCCTTCCTACTCCATACAGGATGTAATACTTTAGGTATATTAGGCTTAGCTTTCTCAGCTACAACCTTGTATGCATCTTGTGGACGTTTACTAGGTAGTACATTGACAAGCTTAGCTGTGCTCTTGTCACGTGCCAATCCTGCGAGTATTTGGAGGCCACTACATGTAGCGTCTGTTGCTACCATGAGTCCAGTGGTGAGACGATCTTGTAAGACAACACAGTGATAATACTCATGGCAAGCTGCCAAGAATTGCCAAGGTTCCTCTACATTCTCCCAGTCTGGTCGATATGTAATAGGATCTTTAGCTACATTAGTTATAAGCTCAAGGTTATCTTGAACCCATTGTTGTCTTTCATCCCAAGTATCTTTATCTCGTCCAGCAGTTGTGGCAACTTGAAAAGCTAACCATTTATGAGAATCGTGTGTAACTTCTGACTCATTAGAAAATCTAATCAGTGCCTTTCCAAAGTCAGTGTCTTGAGGTGTGAGGAATGCAGGAATAGGGTATGCTCTACCACGATAATCAAAAGACCACGGTATAAAGAATTCTTCTCTATCTTTAAACCTATCAACAGCCTTCATTGTCATACGTGTACGGCATGACCTCCTTGTTTCCTGTGCTTGTTTATTCATTACCTCAGCAGCACGCCTGCGATAACTCTTCCGAGCTTCTGCATTCTCTGCTATGTCTGGTGGTTTAGGTGGTAAATCGTAATGAATAATAGGGAGAAACTTCCCCACTGCCACTCCTTTCTCTTGTAAGAACTTTGCAGTCTCTACTATAAAGGGATTTAATCTATATCCAACCTTCTGAATCTTGTTCAAGAAGGCGAGTGGTATTTCTCCCTGTATACGGTGGCGGTCTCCACGCCTTACAAGATCATGTCCTTCCATGACCTCATTAAGCATGTAACCTCCCTTCTTACCATTCTCCCAATCATTAGGTTTAACCAGCATTGGCCATGCTAATGGAGAGAATAATTCAGCATTATCTATTACCTCATCCTTGATGTCTAAGAACTCTGGTGTTGGTAGTACATAGGTAATGGTCTTGCGTCCTTCCCTTAGTTTAGTATGGGAGAACCAACCACTTGATTCCATGATACAGTCTAATAACCAACCACCAAGCTTAACTCTAATAGATCTACCCCATGGCTTCCAATGTTCTACATGATATCTATTCATTAAAGTCTTAATAACAACAATCTTTTGATTGGTGCCTATTGATTTATGCCAATAGTTATTCTTTAATGTAGTGAGTAAGGCAGGTGCATGAGTCTCATAGTGTCTCATTTGACACTCATCCTCTATTGCATGCCCTATAGAATCGCATACATTGGTTGCATAGTTGCTGCCTTCCTTAAAGCTAAAGACCTTATCAAAGGTGACCTTACAGGCGATTGCAGCAGCCGCTAAGGGCTCTAATCCATCAAGGTATTGATGTATATCTTTGAATGCTACGCCAGTATGTCCAGCGTGAATTCGATTGTGAGTATTCTCTATGTATTTAACTAATGTAGGTAATAGAGAATCTATTGAAGCAATACCATACACTGAAGCTGAAGCATAACTTTGATCTTCTAACTTCATTGTATTGTCAGTAAGATACTTAAGACCCAGACTAATCTGATCTCTCTCTAACTTAAGCTGCTCCTCTATCAGTTGGGTGCTTGCAGTCATCTATATCATCTAGGATTTGATCGGTTAATAGTAATCTTATCTCATCATAATGTGGATGATCTTTATTCAATAAGTCAAGTGCTTGTTTCTGATATGAGTATATATCCTCAATAGTCCTTGTCATCTGCCCAGTCCTCCTCTGGTTTCATGTGATTTAATTGGTTCGCAGTACATATAATAAAGTGATGCCCTGCGTCCATGATTTCATTGGCTTTCTTTTTAGCAGCATGTTCACGTTTGTAAACATACTCCTTTATTCTACCATTCTTTGGGTTCTCTTCCCTAATAATACATAAAACGTCATCAGGTATCATCCATCCTGCTATCTTCCAGTCCATGAACTCATCATATTCGATAGGTTCAAACATCTCAGCAGGTACGGCTCTAAGTTTAGCGCACTTATTAGGGAAATAGCGATTCTTTTTAGTCATCAATAGGTACTACGTCTACTAGGTAATCGTCATGCTCACATGCTGCCTCATAGGCATCGTAAGCTGCTTGGTATACGTCATACCCTGAGTTGAGTATGAAATCTCTGCCACTGGCTAGAGTTACATGATACTTAGTCATAAGTTCGTTTAACAAAAGGTTTAAGTCTACTGATAGTATCCTCCATCCATGGTTGATATGGATTACCAAACGGTACGTCAACATTACCACGTTCATGATAAGGTTTATAGAACATTCTACGCTTTAATATATTATAAAAGAGCTGTATTTCCTGTTCTGTGAGTGGTACATTGTGCATTGCGCCTCGATTGTGAATCAATCATATACTTGTAATAGTATCTCTTCACGAATAGCATAAGCTTTACTATCCTGTGGTTCTTCATCTAGATATGATAGTATGTGTTCTACATCATCTAGTTCTAATTGTAAAGTGATTGGATGCTTCATGCTATCCCCACTGTTTTGTATGCTGCCTTAATGTCAGGTAGCTCTGCGTCCTTCTTTATCTGTCCTTTCCATTCATCATACTCTTTAAGCTTTGCTTCCTTCTCTGCCTCCTTGAGTTTGTAAGTTTCACGACTAAGTTCTTGTTCATCTAATGCTTCAAGTTCAGATGCAGCAGAGCTTAAGTGATGACATTCTATTCTATATTCATCACCACATGATGTATAACATCTGCGTAATCTAAAGGCAACTGCCTTCATATCTTCAAAGATACCAAGGTTAGTTACATCTCCAGTATGTGGACAAATAGAGTTAATAGTAAAATACTCTGGTTGATTGTTGTGTGACATTAGCCAAATAGGTGAGTGTTGTAATGTTTACGGATAGGTGTATATCTATGCGTCCTTGTCTTACCTTGCGTCCTTGCCTTATGATATATTCTTGTTAATAACTCGGAGGAAATGTTAGGCATGATTAATAGTATTTTTAAGGAAGATGTACAATAAAATAATGATACAAATAAGTACAATAAAAGAGGTCATGTTACTGACCCCGTCGATTGTGAAAGCTCATTGATAGTTTGCTGTGGAACTGTGGTAGCATTAACATTATCTAGATACTTATTAATGTGTCTAGTTGTTGTTGAACTGTACCATTTGTCAGTCTTAACATAACCTAATTCAGTAGAATAACCTGCAACTGGAGTACTATAACTAAAGAATACTTCAGTGCCGTCATTGTAACTAATTACGTTACGATTTGCAGCAATTGGTGTTAGTTTCATAGAGTAAATTAGGTTTACAATTAATCATCCATTACTGAATGATTACGATCCTAGAGAGAATCGAACTCTCATCATTAGCGTGACAAGCTAACATTCTAACCGTTAAACTATAGGATCAAAAATATTAATTAGTGAACAGGATGTTTTACGCTAAGTTGATAGCAACCTGCCACTAATTAGTGATGTTAAATAACTAGAACATAAACCCTAATCCTGCTGTAATAAATAACAACCAGACTAGAATAGTTTGCTGTTCTTTTATATCATCATAGCCATCTAATTCTTTATCTTTTATCTCTAAAAGTTGAACGAGTCTGGCTTTAGTTGATGATGTGTAATTCATGTTGTTAATTAAGAAGAATGGTCAGGTCGATTGTGAATCAGTTATGCATACTCATATTCAGTATCTGCATTAACTAGATTGTTATTAACCCAACGACCAATTGATTGAGTTGGTGCATCTAATAACCTCTTAATTTCAAACTTAGAAACATTAAAAT